CGCGTCAGTTCGTACGATCCTCAAAGCCTTATTGATCCTCGCCCGGATGTGAACCGCCCAGGTTCTGTCGGGTTGTTTGGCTGGCTCCCGATCGGGAATCCTTTGACAAATATCCAGTGCCAAGTCGGCGAAATCCGCGTATTGATCACCTAACCATCAAAGGAGGCCAGCGATGGCGAACAACGTCTCTAAAGGCATGAAAGGCGCCATGAAGGGCAAGGGAAGCACCCCCAAGATGACCGCCGGCGCGGCGGGTGGTCTCGGGCGCATCCAGAAGTCCGATGCCGCCGGCGGCAAGGGCAGCGCCAAGATCCGGAGCACCTGACCATGGCTGACATGAAGAAAGCCGGTACCGGTTCTGCGAGTGGCGCTGCAGCAAAAGGTGCGGCTAAGATAGCCGCCGCGAAAAGCGCGTCTAAACCTCGGACGGCGTCAGCCGGTACAACCAAAGGCGGCTATGCTTATGCCAAGGGCGGCCCGGTGAAAGGTAAAAGCAAATGATGACCAACGACCGAGGCCGGGGCGGCACCGGCCCCCGCAAGGAAGGCAAGACCGTCGAGCGCTACGGCATCAGCCCGCAGCTCGCGCCGCCGCGCCTGACGGCTTCCGACAAGGAGTGCCTGAACTCCGAGATCGTGTCGCGTCCGCAGGCGACCTTCGGAAAGCGGATGAAGTAAGCTGTGACCACTCTGGCGACGCTCACCGACGACGTGTCCGTCTGGACTACCTATGACTCGCCAGAGTTTCTCGCGGCGATCCCGACGTTCATCCAGAACGCCGAGAATCGCGTTTTCCTATTTGTGCAGTTGCCTTGGCAGAATAAAGCCAAGACTGGAAACTTCACCGCTGGCAACGGCTATCTGCAACTCCCCTCTGACTTCCTTGCGCCCGCCAGTCTTGCGGTCATTCTCCCGCTAACTGGCGAGTTCGTCTATCTGCTGCCTAAGGACGTCAGCTATATCCGGGAGGTTTACCCCTTCCCGCTGGTTGCCGGACAGCCGACCTGCTACTCGCTTTTCACCGCGGATGAGGACGACACGACGATCCTTGTCGGGCCGACACCAGATGTCGCCTACAATTGCGAGTTGAACTACTTCGCCGTTCCGACATCGCTTGTCGATCAGCCGTCCGGTACGTGGCTCAGTGTTCACTCCTACGAAGTTTTGCTGTACGGTACGCTCGCAGAAGCCGCTAACTGGCTCAAGAAAACCGCGGGCATCGACAGCATGGGCGACACCTACGAGCAACGCTTCCTGGTCGGGCTGCAGGGCCTCAAGAACCTCGGCGAGACGCGCGACAAGAAAGACACCTACCGCAACGGCGAGAAGCGAGGGCGCGAATGAGCTTCAGCGTCGGCACGACCTTCGAGAGCGGAGACGTCGAGGTCATCGCCACCAGCGGCCGCGGGCTCAACCCCGACGAGCTGACGAGGATGCTCCTCCCCAAGCTGATCTATATCGGCCCGGACGTGCCCGCCGATGTGCGCGCCGCCGGTGAAGAGCAGATGCACCGCATGGAGATGCTGCTGAAGCACTACTTCGCGCAGGCGCAGCGCTCGCAGAACACCTCGGTCTATAACGTCTTGATGAATGCGGGCCACGAGAGCGCCGCCGAACTGGTTAGGAGCCTCTGATGGCGATCACGCAAGCCTTCTGCACCTCGGCGAAGGTCGGGCTTCTCAAGGGCCTGTACGACTTCACCAACACCACCGGCGATTCGTTTAAGCTGGCCTTGTTCCGCGCTACGGCGTCCATTGTCGGCACCTTCGGTGCGGGCACGACCAACTATAGTGACATGGGCGCTGACGAAGCGTCCGGCACCAACTACACCGCTGGCGGATCCGCGCTGACCAATGTCACTCCGACGAGCTCCGGCACCACGGCGTTCTGCGATTTCGCGGACCTCGTTTTTACCAATGTCACCATCACAACCAGCGGCTGCCTGATCTACGATGACACCGTCGGCGACGCGGCGATCGGCGTGTTCAGCTTCGGCGGCGACAAGACCGCGACCGCCGGCGACATGACCATGATCTTCCCCACGGCCGACGCGACGAACGCCATCATTCGCCTGGTCTAAGGACCCCACCGCAGCCGGGAGGCTCGCATGAGCACAACCGGTTGGGGGCGCGGCGGCTGGGGGCTAGGCGGCTGGGGCACGGGCACCTTCGAATCGGTCAGCCTGACCAACGTCAGCGCGACTGGAACGCTCGGCACGCTCGGTGTCACTGCGGCGGCCAATATCACGTTGAGCGGCGTCGAGATGACCGGCACGCTCGGTACGCTCGGTGTTAGTATCGGCGTCTATCTAACGGGCGTGACAGCGACAGGTTCTGTCGGTAGTATCCTTGTCTGGCAAGTCGTTCCGCCGGGGCCATCGGGAAACTGGTCTGTCGTACCCGCAGGACCTGGCGGCGGGTGGTCGCAAGTCGGTTCGGGTCCAAGCGGCGGATGGACGCCTGTGGTGACGTAATGAGGGCTCTCAATGGCTAGTACATACTCTCCCGCCCTCCGTCTGGAGCTCATGGCCACCGGCGACCAGTCGGGCACATGGGGCGATACCACCAACACCAACCTCGGCACGCTGCTCGAGCAGGCCATCACCGGCTATCTCAGCGTCGCGCAGGGCGACGTCGCCAACCTCACGCTGACCACCGTCAATGGCGGTACCGATCAGGCGCGTAATGCCGTGGTCGAGATTACCGGCGCGCTGACCGCGACGCGCAATGTTGTCGTCCAGACGGCCGAGAAGCTCTACACGATCAAGAATTCGACGACAGGCGGTTTCTCGATCGTCGCCAAGACCTCCGGCGGTACTGGTATCAGCGTCCCGCCGGGGGCGTCCATCGACTGCTATTCAGACGGCACCAATGTCGTCACGGGGCAGAATTACTGGAACGGCCAGATCGGCGGCGCGGTCTATCTCGACGCCGGCGCGGCGGTCGGTCCGATCCATGATTTGTTCAGGGATTCAACTTCGCCGGCGGTGTCCGACATTCTTGGTAAAGTCGTCTTTAACGGCCGTGACAGTGCTGGAAATAAGCAAGAATACGCCTCGATTGAAACATCAATCCTAGATCCGACATCAGCATCCGAGGATGGAACATTAGACCATTACGCAGTGGTAGCTGGTACACGTACGCGGATACTCTCTATTGGCCCGAATTTGGACCTTGCAGCCGTTGGGCAGGTCAAGTTTCCTGCCTCTCAGAACCCGTCCTCCGACGCTAATACACTGGATGACTACGATGAGGCGACGACAACACCGGCGGTTGTTTCTAGCTCTGGTACTATAACGACTGTTACGTGCTCTATCGCCACCGTAAAAATTGGAAAGCGAGTTTTTTGTAGCTATACCATCACGGTTACGACCAACGGAACGGGATCTGGCGGGCTGAAAATACCCTTGCCATTTGCGGCTTCACCTAGCACTAGCGTGGGTGGTTCTGGAATCAATGCGACTACGGGAGCGCCCGACACGGTCGGGCCGTTCGACGCTAACTTTGCTTTCCTAGTGAAGTACGATGGTACCTACCCTGCTGCGAGCGGAGATACGCTTAACGGTGCGTTCTCGTACCAAGCCTCGGCGTGAACTATGAAGGCTGTCGTTGATTACGGTGCGGTCGGTTCAGCTGACGATAGCGCAACGGTGCAGGCCGCTTTCGATGATCTCGCGGCGGGGGAGACATTAGTTTTTCCACCCGTGACAGTCACGGGGGCTAATTTACGCTTACCAAATGTTAGGGGTGCGCGACTTGTCGGTTCATCTCCTGTGGGGAGTGTAAGCGGGTCCGGCATAGGGAGTGTGATAGCGGCAGCGCCGGGGGCAACGCGCATAGCTTCCAGCCAAACGTTTTTAGATAACAATCCGTATCTTAGTGAATCAATCGCCGTAGAGAACATACATTTTGATGGGCGTGGAATCGTTCAGGATGGTGTCGTTCTGGCTACCTATGGAAGTTTGGTTCGTAATTGTAGCTTTTACGGTGCTATTCGTGACGGACTTTGGGCCTCAGAAAAAAATTCTAATGGGTCAAGTGTCGGCAGCTCGGGGGTCAATAACTGCTTTGAGGACATAATTTGCCGAGATAACGGCCGGTACGGGTTCTATGTGCATGGTGGGGTGACCGACTGGAAACTTGTCCGACCTTTTTTGTACGGCAACGGCAGCAGCGGGGCTTATTTAGAATCAACGGCTGGCGCCACTATAGAAAGTGGTCATTTTTACACCAACGGAAATTGGGACATCGAAGTCATCTCAGTTGGTCTGGCATTTCGAATTTCTACGTGCCAGTTTGAAGCTAACAGCTCCGGGGTATTCGCTGTCAACGGCGCAGACACGACGCTTCGCAAAGCGCTAACCTTGGCCAATTTTGCTCCTGACGGGTATGGTCAAGCTATGCTGCTCGGAAACCAGTTTTCCGGCATAGTTTTCAATCAGTGCGTGATGCCTAAAGGTGTCGTGCACTCGGCCAGTAATGTCTTTCATAGCGGTAATCAGGACTGTTCTGGGTTCCTAACAGTTTTCAGCCCTGACTGCGTAACAGTTAGCGCTGGCGATGTGTATTACGACGCTAATCCCTTCCGAGCTAACAACGCGGCGTCAACGGCAAAAATACATGTTACGGGCGGGTATAGTGTGCCACTAAAAAGAGTTTCTACCGGGCTTTCCAGCGCAGTTAACGGGTTCTCAGTACCGTGACAGAACCGCTCAAACTCCAGTTCCGCCCCGGCGTCTACCGTGATAATACCGATTACGGCAATACCGGCGGCTGGTACGACATCAATCTCGCGCGTTGGGTGAGCGGCACGCCACAGTCCATGGGTGGCTGGCAGAAGTTCACGGCCGACGTGGCGCTGGTTTTGGGGGAGTTGGACAAAATAAAACACCCTCGATTCGGTGTTCCGAATGAAGGTTGGGATGGCGGCGATGAAGTCTGGATCCGAATAAGTCGTCCAGCTTTCGATGTCGGCAGTAAGTGTCGCCAGCGTGGTCACGCGCTTACTTTATCCGCTTTCCGAAGGTCGCCTGCGGGCGCGACACGATCTCGGAGTTCAGGCACTCCTTGTCGGAAGCCGTCAGGCGCGGCGGCGCGAGCTGCGGGCTGATGCCGTAGCGCTCGACGGTCTTGCCTTCCTTGCGCGGGCCGGTACCG